CGAAGTCTCTCTATGAAGGATCTCAAGACCTAAGCCAAGGAAACGTTGGTATGGGTCTGTTGGGCATAGCTGGTGCTGTTCCTTTGTTGGGCTACGGCCCTCGCGCTCTTAAAGGCGCTATTAAAGGCTCTCAAGGTCTTACGGGTAATGTTTTAGCTGGTCAGAAGAACTACATTCCTAATTGGTACGGAAACGACAGGCCCGATGTTCCTCCTACTTTTGTCGAAGAAAAGCTAGGTAAGGCAGTTACAAAAGTAATGGGAGTCCCTGACGCAACCCCTTCACAGGTTGCTGCTGCCGGTAAGAAAGCAACTGGCTTTGCAGGGTGGGTAGCAGAAGCGCCTCTTAACATGTTAGACGCAGTGTTTAATCCACGGTCTCGTGCGCTCTTTGAGGACACAGGAATAAACGCTAAGACACAGGAGACTGTCAAAGGTATTCTAAAACAAATAGACGAGAACCCTGAGCAGACCTCTCGTTTGTTGGATAAAGCCACTGGACAGGTTATTTACAATTTACACATTGGTGAACAAGCGGGAAGGAAAGCCCCTAAAGCTGAAGTAATGTCAGAGTTAAGTAAGTATTCTTTTATTGGAGATGCCTACACCCCTGTTTCTGAGGAAGCCTTTAAGAAAGGAGCTAGGCTTACTAAAACTATGCGAGGAAAGCGAGAGTTAAAAATCTCTGATGCTGACTTGTCTACTGCTTTTAATGCTTTTAAAAATAACTTTAATTTAGGCGACACAGCTAAACTTGTTTTTAAACAACCTACCGGTAAGTCAGGCAACCACCTAGGAGACATGGCAGCAAAGAACCCAGCTAATAAATTTATTAGGCAAGCTGCTAAGAAACTACAGGATGCTGGAGGTAAGGTAACACCTGCGGCGTGGAACGAGGAGCTAGTTAAGCGTTCTAAAGGCGGAGAAAACTACCGTGTTATGCAACAAGACGCAGACGGGGGTGTTTGGATACGCTCAGGAACTCCCGTAGAGCCTTTTAGAGGGTCTGCTGTAGTAGAAGGTGGTGTTGCAGGCGTAACTAAGGTGTACCCTGATGGTAGGTCAATAAACTTTATGTTTGATCAACATGACTTTTTAGAGAAGATACCGGCAGTGGGTAAGGTTCTTGAAAAAATGTTACCTAACGATGTCGTAGCTGTTGCTGGGCCTTTACATTTAAACCTGTTAGACACTGGATGGGCTAAAGGGATTAAAACTACCTCTAAGATTAAACCTAGTTTAGTGAAAGACCCTTCCCGACAGAACCAACAAGAAGTTAAGGGTATGTTAGAGAATCTGGTTAGCATAGAACCCGCGCCCGAAACCCTGACAAAACAAAAGAAGATAATCAGGGAGAGGGTTGGTACGGCGGGCGGAGCTGGTCTTTTAACAGGAGCCGTAGTTGGACGAGAAAGCGCAAAAGAAGAAAAAGAATAATAATAAAAAGGGGGCCACTTAAGGCCCCTTAGTTTTACTACACTTTTACGTACCAATAAATGCTAATTCACTACACTTATTAGACTATCTCCCGTCTTCAGCCGCGTACTCGCAGCCCTTAACCGTCTTCAGGGATTGACGTTGGTTTACATTTGTGTCTGTTTCCGTACTTATAGGCCGTATATTAGCACTTTTTTAAACTATTTCACATGCTCCATTAGTACACGCTAACTCTTGTGATCCTGTAGTGTTGTCTTCACTCTCGAAGTATACAAGATCATTCCAATTGACACCTTGTGGCATTGCTGCTAGTAGCTCTTCGTATTTCTCAGCACTGATGTCCTCATAAGGAGCTTGCTGATACGTATGGTCACTTACAGGCAACAGACTGATACCACTACAGATGTCAAAGTTATCCCATATCCACTGTGCTACTTGCAGGAACTCGCTGTCTGTATAGTACACAGTGATACTTGGCTTATGCTCGCACCAGTGGTTCTGGTAAGTCTTCCAAAGTGCTAACTGATCCATAGCCCCTACCATCTTCACTGTCGTGCTACCCTCTGGCGCTTTAACAGGGAAACCAAACACTAACGACGACTCTGACATAACATCTTGCTCTACTGGGAATCCTGCTGCTGACATAAAGCTCGCCAACGGGTCTTTTTTGTCTGAACGTACACGGCGAATGTAATGCTCAGAGAAGCGAGGATGTATGCCGGAAGCACTATCAACAAGCTGAGACACAGTACCGCTTGGCTTAACAGCTGTAACAGCCGTAGACTGATTAATCCCAAGCTTAGCAGCCCATTTCTTGTTAGTCGCAATAGCAACATCTCTAATCTCCTCTAACCAAGTAGCCAACATGGGTGAACCGTCAGGGCGACTGGTCACTTCATGATCCATAATTCCTGTCATGCTCACACCTAGCAATGCTTCTTCTTCCGTGTTCTTCTTCCAGCAGTTACGCAGGTATCTAAAGTCTGTAAGTGTAGCCTGTAGGCTACCAATGATGGCAGCAATCTCAGACTTGGCCTTAAGTGTCTTAAGTGTGTCATCTGCACGTACAACAATCTCTGACAGGTTGCAGAACTGATTGCTACGTAGGATAATCTCAGAGCAAGGGTTAGTACCAAAGTCGTGATTAGGGTCTCTACGTCCGTTACGTGCTGCAATCTTCTGTGCTGCTACACGACTAAAGATACCACGCTCGCCTGCTTTGGACTCATACAAGGTCTGCATCTCATTGAGGAAAGCTTCAAAGTCTGGCTTCTCTGTGTATGCTACACTGTTGTTAGCAAGCCTACGGTGACCTTCCTTCTCCCACCAAGCACCTGACTTAGCTTTAGCCATGCGGCCATCGGATAGGTTAGACAAGCTAATCAAAGCTGAACGTCTAACGCCACCTACAACTACAATGTCAGCTATCTTACAGACTACATCGTGACACTCAATACTCGTCAATTTACGACCTTCAGCCTTCTGGAATATACCTACGCAGAAGTGAAACAAATCATCAAGAGGCTGTGGGCCTGACGCTCGACCACCAAAGGTTTCTAATCGTGCGCCTGCTGGACGTACACCGGACATGTCCCACTTAGGTATCTTACCTGCGTACAGCATGGCAATCAGCTCACGGAAAGCACTAGCCCAGCCAATCTTACTATCACCTACTACAATAGTCGTATCCGTGTGGTGAAATGACTCAGCAATTACTGGCAGCTTGGTGATGAAGTTACGCTCGACACTAAAGCCTACACCTGTGCCGCACATCAAGACGTACATCAGCTCATCAAAGCTACGCGGTGAATCAATGGCAAGGTAAGAACAGTTAAAGCCTGCTACGTTATCTTTGTCTAGTGCCTCGCCTGCTGTCATAAGGCAGCGCATTGATGGCATTACTTCTAAGTCATGGATAGCTTTAAATAGCTTCTTACCTGTCTTCTCATCTATCTGACCACGCTTAGCCCAGAAGTCTACGTAACGCTGTACTGTCTCTGCCCATGTCTCTCTACGGCCTTCCTCTGGCATCCAACGTGCATAGCGGCTCTTGTGTATAAACTGTTGGTACTGTTCCATTATTTTACATCCTTAAATGTTATTGCTTTAAAGCATTGTGAATAGAAGTCTTTTATTTGTTCCCGCTCTTCCCATAGAATCATAACAGGGAAATAGATTGGTGAGATAATTAAGTATAGCACACCGAGGCCAAAGTATTTAATCTTCTTTCCCATCATCAGTCCTCTTGGTCAAATTGAAATACTTCATCAAAGCCAAGCATCATGTAACGTTGGATGCAGTGCTTGATTGTGTCTTCTGTAGGTGAATCTGTGTGCTTGTGGGCATATTGCCACCCTGCCTCTATACTTTCATCAACTAACCTTTCAATAAGTGTATACATTTTAACTTTCATATCTATTCACTCTCTGCAGCTGTGGTGTCGTAAAATTGTGCCTCACGATACTTAACCTCATCTTGCATTACTTTGTACAAAGCTGGTCGCATGTTCCATTTCTGTGTGTCTAAGATAGCCCTAAGGTGATATGGGTTTAAGCCGGAAATTGTGACATACTTTAAAGGCTCGTCACCATCCTTGCCGTAAGTTCCCCACTTGACCGCCTCTCTTATCACTTCATGACTATCGTCTGAGGTTACAGTTAACATTTCCTCATCACCGTTAGCGGAGCATCTAACGTAGTCGAACCCACCATCTAGCATATACTCTTTGCCGTTAGCATCTGTATGGGTCACATAATCGTGACGATGCTTTGATTCTAGTATTGTCCCGTCAGGTGTCCGCATTCTACTGCTTAATATTTTTGGCTTTTCTTTTATGGTGCCGACACTGATGTCGGTAGCATCCGTTTCTGGAGGAATAATGTAGCTTGTAATATAGGAATCAAGTAACTCTTCCTCCTCCAGCATCTTTTTGTCTTTGTTCTTCTTACCAAAGATAGCATCGTAGTTATCTTCATACTTCTTCTTGTCTGTGGGGCGGGTCGATGAACCCTTGCCTCCGTGTGTTTGTCCTGTAGCCATCAGCTATTCTCCTCTGTCACCACAGCCGTTAGACGGCGCAAGTACCAACCTGCTTTCTCTAGGTCTTCTACCTGCTTGCCCTTGTAGTCATAACGCCACAAGTACTTCATGCAGTTGCCCTTGAGGTAGCCTTTAAATGCAACACTGGACATAGACTCTTCGATAGCTTCAATACACTCAATGTTTCCTGTGTTGTAATGGTCAGGACTGTTTACTGCGTCTTCCTCTTCATCATCTAACATGTATGACTCTAGTTCTGCCTGCGACATCTCAACATATACTTCCATTAAATCATCTACTGTTTTAGGCTCAACAGCTGGTGCTTGCTTACGTAGTCTATCCCAATCTGCCGGTGTTGCGTTATTAATGCTCATCTTCAAAGTCCTCCGCTATACGGTCAAAGTTTCTAATCAGTCTATCTTCAAATGAATCTAATAAGTCTTGTGTTGAGATGGCTAACAGTTCACATGTCAAGTCTTCATCAAGAAACATTACTATCTTTTCTTTTAATTCCTCTAATGTCATTGCCATTATACTTTCTTCCTTTTAATGTACTTGGTCATTTCCTTGGCTGTGTCTATAGTGTAATGCTTAAAGCCCTGCTTGTCACACCACTCACCCATTGTTATCTTACCACCCTTCCGTACCTTCTTGTGTGGGTTACTGAGCACAAATACTAGCTCCCAGTCCGGCATTGAGTCTCTGATAGCCGTATACTTCTGTGTGTCGCCTACTCTAAAGAACCCTTTACACTCAATTAACACTGCCTTGTCTTCGTGTACGAAGTCCGGTAGGTACTTCCTGTGTGTAGTGTAGGGCAGCCCGTATGGTTCAAACAAGTACTGCCCGTCTAGCTTCTCTGATAAGTTCTTCTCTAGTCCTGACCTAAAAGCCTGTTTCATCTAAAAGAATCTCC